AGCAGTTAGATTTTGAATCTTCTAAGAGAGTAATAGGCCGTGACACCAGCGAAGTTGTCCCCGAATTCCATCGGTGCAGTTGGTGGGTTGCTTGGCCCAGCTGGGAATTCTGTCTTTACATAGTCCAAAGCCGCACCCCCTACGTTGAGCATTGCGCCCCAAAAGTATATCCTTCGTGAAACCGCCGTGCCTCCAGCATTCTGAATGAACATTTGAAACGTGCCGCTATTTGCAGCCGTGAAGGTCATTTCATAACGCCCCGTTGATGCACTCCAAGTAGCTGAAGCCGTGAACGCTGAACCGCCCCCACTACCTCCGACATTATCCCAATAACGAAGTCTGAAGGGTTGTGTCCCACTTGCTGCCCTTGCCCATACGCTAAAGGTGTATTCTGTGCCAGCGGTAAGGGTTACGGTCTGTGCAATTCGTGCAACAGTAGAAGCTTCAAAATCTAACTGCTCAACCGTTTCGTCTGAACTCAGAGGGTTAGCTACACCTGACACGTTAGCGTTTACGGCATTCATATTATACCGCACCCATTCCCCTTGATCGCTTTGGTCTAGTTCCTCAGAGCCTAACAAAAGGTTAGAAACCCCACCGCTCTTAGACTTATAATAATGGTAGAAGTGGTTCAGATTCATAGGGCTAAAATAAGACCTACCCTCTGCCCCCTAAGAGTCTGTCAATAGCCATATTCAGCACCTTAATACCGAATAGACCAGCAAGCCCCCACATTAGCCACTTAGACCACCAAGGACGATCTTCGTACTTAATAACTGGGGGAAGTTCAATCGTTTCTGTTATGGTTATGGTGTCTGACCTACACTCACCCTCAACCCTCAAAGTGTCGTGAATGCGTCTAATCTTGATTCTAAGGCGTTCTTTTTCGATTGTAATGGTATCTATAGGGAGAGCCACGAAAGTCGTTTCTACGCGTTCTAAGGGCGTAATAATAACCGTGTCCACCACCTGAACTATTTCGGGTTGGATAATCGTAGGGTCTTTCTGTATGGCTCTTCTTAGGTGCCAGTTAGCGGAACAAGAGGTTAGGGCCACTAGGCAAATAAGACTAATGATCGCTAGAACCTTAATGATGTCGGGGTTGGGTCGTGTTATGGTCATTCTACTTCTGGTAATAAACCTGGGTCTTCTGGATCTCTAGCACCTGGAGAGTCTGACGCTCCATTATTAAGGTTGTACGGGGAAACATTTGGCCTATTAGGTAACTCGGTTACTGGTACTCCCGTTACTTCGTTAGAATCATACTCAAGCCAAGTCTGTTCCATTATGTTATCCCTAGCTATAAACCTAGAGTTTAAGACAATGTATTGGACTTCACCAGCCGACCCCAAAGGGAAACCAGCCCCCGTAATGGTTCGACCATATAGGTTAACGTCACTAATAAACGTCATATCGGGCCTTTTAACGGGCTTTTGGTAAATCTGAGCGTGTTTCCTAAGAAGATAGGTAACCAAGGGCGTGTCTGCCGTTCCCGTGCCGTCCGTCCAATTAGAAGTTTCGTTGTCCCAATCTGTACCATTCCAAGCCCTTGCTTCCGTGGGAACACCCCCAATAGCGTCATTAATGTGCAAGCTTCCAATATCCTTAACGAGAACACTAAGGCCATTCTGACCCGTTCCTAGGGAGTGTGTGAAGGTGTCAACTAATGGATCATCTATAGCGTAAACGGTGGCCCCTTGGGTCAAGTTCCTAAGTCCAGCGGCTTGAATCTGTGAAGAGGTTAGCGTTATTGTGTCCGTGTCAACGTCAGATGTTATTGTGTTGGGGTTTTTATCTAGGGCCACTAGCTGAACCTGAACCGTTATTGAGCCTTGACTACCCGAAGGATGCTTAACACCGAACACGCCTAGCCCGTTACCCCCTCTAAGGCCGTTAGTGGTATTAATCAAAATGTGTAGGTCTTCCCTATTTGGACTAAGGGCGTTGACGCTAGCTATGACCAATTCATTAGCCGTAAGCTGACCGAAAGGCCCAAAGGTTGAAAAGTCGGGATAAACGTGACCAGTTGAACCAGTCTTTAGGGTGTCAAAGAAGTTAGTAGCCGCCACGGTATTCCAACGCTCAGTAGTGTCCCAAGCATTATTTAGGTTGTCGACCCTACCGAAGTTGTGCCCCGAACTGGTGTCCCTATATGGCCCCCAATAGTACGTTTGAGAGTTGTAAATCGTTGTTACATAAAGGCGAAGTTCTAGCCAACATTCCTTAGTAGTGCTTAGTTGGTTTTCGGCTGGGAATACTCCAGGTACAACGGACAAGGTTATGTTTCCGCTATCGCTCGTGGTTAAAGTTCCTGAAGCGGCATTATTAGGCAAGGACAAAGGCTCGTTAAGAATATCTTGCCCAAAGTCTTCTTTTAGGGTCACTCGGTCAGCGGCTTGCTCGAAGCCAACGGTTAGCCCTTGTAGCTTGTCGTTCGTGAACCCCGTGTTGAATATCCTAGTTGAATAGGAAACCCCCGTAAAGGTTCTAGGGTTGCTAGTGCTACTATCTGTTTCGTAATAATCTCGGTCAAACTCCCGTACTTGTGTTGATGTCGAAAAAAGCATCTTAGTGAACGGGACAACCTCATAACTACCATTCATCAACCTTATTTGTGAGTTGAAGGCGAACATAATTCTAGTAACTATATCGTACCAGTTGCGCCCATCGAACTCAACGCCCTTTCCGTCCCATACCTTATAGAACAAAGGGTTATAATTGTTAATGGTGGTTTCTGCTAGAGTGTCGAACTGAGTGTTATAAGCCCCGTGACCATCTGAGCGAAGGTCTACCGCACTAACGAGGAAGTCTGTTCCATTACTTAGGTCTAGTGGGTCTACCTCTCTAAGCATTTTAACGAGAACAGAAGAGAAGTTTCTAGGGTCATCTCCCGTAGCCCACGGTGCGCCTGAAGATATCTCTTTAAGCTTGCCCAACCCATCGAATGCGGTTACTCTAAAGACATAGGGCTGGTGTTGTAAGTCCACGTTAACCCCGTCCTGGTATACCATACCGAACCACATTAGGTCTTCATCCTCGTACAAGCGAACCCCGAACCTATCTTCTTGGAGTCCCATAATGTCAGAGGCCAAGGTTTCAACTGAGGAGTTTTCTACCATTATGCCCATTGAGAATGAGCCGCCCATTATGTGCTTGAGTTGATCGCCCTCGCCTTGCTCTAGGGTGAACCCGTCACGGTCTAGGGTTAGTTCTAATGGTAGGTCATCAACGTCATAAATCACAACGTCAGCAATGTAGAACTTATCCCCAGCCGTAGACGTGAAGTTTAGGTTGTTTGTGATGTTTGAACCTGAGAAGAAGAACCTTGGGTTGGTTGCACCCGTAAAGTTAATACTTATGTCAACCCATTGGTCTGTTGTTTCTACAAACCCGAAGGTGTCCGCATCGTTATCTACATGTACTCTTTTAAGGGTTGTGTTGGTGCTAGGGATGTAGACCTTTGCCGTAACTCTATACTCAGTACCGTTAACCAACCCCACGTTTTTCCTCACGGAGTGTACACCACTTGAGCTAGTTGTTGAATTGAACTCTAGTACATTACTGACACCCCCAAAGCTAGCCAAACGAGTCGCTGAGTCATTTGCATTAGGTGTGCCCCAACCATCTGTATTAGTGGAGAAGTCCGAAGCCTCTAACGGTGCTGGCGTTTCGTAGTCATCATCTATAATGTGAATCTCGAATTCTGCGTCTGTAACGGTTGAAGTGAACTTCGCTTTTGCCCTAATTCTAGTGTCTGAGATTAACGCCATTAGTTGTAACGAGTTACAGAATTTCTAGTTCTTGCTCTAGATGTTTCCAGGTCACGGCCTTTAATGCCTAAAGACAAGAAGCCACCTACTAAGCCACCTAATGGCCCAGCGAATGAACCCATCTTAGTTGCTAACGCTTGTGTCAGGAGTTCACTAACAATAGACCCAAGAGCATTAGCGAAGATGTCTGAAGCGTTCTCGGTATTTTCTGCCGCTGCTACTAAGCTTTGTGAAAGGATGCTAGCGGAACTACCGAAGTCGAACATTGCTTCATTAGTGTCAGCCAAGTAAACTTTAGCGTCCTCAAAGGCTGGGATTCCTTCCTCTTCCTCAAAGCCCACGTTAAGCATACCAGCAAGGTCTAATTGTCCCGTCTCCTCAAACATCTGAAACCTTCTTCTAGCCCCAGCCCTTTGCACCTCGGTGGGTAATACGCCCCCTCCCTCAAGATATGTGGTGACAAGGTTCATAGCATTGGCGAAGTCGATCATTTCCTCCTTAGCCTTCTCCCGTGCCTTTATCTCTTCTTTGGTTAACTCCTTAGACTTCTCAGCTTGTTCGGTCGAACCTACGGGAATAGGCATCCCCGTTTTAGGGTCTAAGGTCATTAAGTTGAACCCACCTGAGATTGGAACGAATGGCTTTTCTGCCGTGGGTATCTGACCCATTGGAGTGGCCCCAGCCTTAACTGCCGCTTCGTATGTAGCCGTATTTTCTGCCGTTATTCTTAACTGCTCGTTGTAATCTTTCTGAGCCTTCTCTAGTTGCTTAATGCTATACTCCGTGTCTGTCCAAAACTTGAGTTCATCAACGGGTAACTTATCCCAGGTATTTATAAGAACTTCCGTGGTTTCGACTATGTCCCCTAGTGAACTAAGAACACTTTTCCAAACGGATGATTCACCAATACTATTTAGAAGGCTATCGAACTTGTCCCCAAGGTTAGACACGCTACCGCCTAGAGTTTCAGAGATTGCCGCCATAGAGCCGCTAACCCCCTCAAGGTCACCTAGACCCTTAACATATTCCTCAATGGCCTGAGTAGTGAAGTCTACCGTTGTGGCTTGCTCCTTGAAGGTGAAGGTTACCTTGTCCCCTTGCTTAGAGGCTTTAATGCCAAATTCCTTGAGTCTTTCGAATTCCCCCGTTGTTGCGTCTGCTACCGCTTCTGCTAACTGATCAAACCCTTTACCCACGGAACTAGCTAGGTCGCCGTATTGGCGCATTGACTCCATAGAGGGTTTAAGGCCGTAGTTGGTAAGCTTGACAAAAGCCCCTGACAACTCAGCGACACTAAAGGGCGTTCTAGCCGCCATCTCTTTAATGTCCAACAAGGCTAGTTTAGCCGCACCGCTAGAACCAAGGGTATTAGTAAGAACGGCCTCAAACTTCTCAAACTCAGACCTTACCTCAATGACCTTCCTTGAAAAAGATATAATGGCTTGAACCGAGAAAGCGGCGGCAATCGCTCCCCCAATCTTCTTCATTCCCCCACTCATAGCCGTTTCCGACTTCTTAGCACTTCCCTTAACGGCCCCCTCCATTCTCGCTAAGTCCCTCTTCAGGTCGGAGATGTCAGCGGTAACTTTTACATTTAGTTCTTCTACGGTCATACGACAAAAGTAGTTTTAGGACTCTTGCCCCTTATTCCACGCTTCCAATACCCTGGCTTGCTCTTCAAAGGAAATAGCTGGTTTGCGTGGGTCACCGTCAATAAGTGGTATCTCTAGGATGTCCTTTGCTTTAACGGGCTTCTTGACGTGTGGGTTGATAAGTGCCGCCATCATATTCCTCCAACGATCATCTTCACGAGCCATACGCCTATTGACCCCCTCTAGCCGATAGATGAACTCTTTGAATGTGGTATTATAGAAGCGTTCTAACGGCAAAGCCAGGTCACCACACCAAAGGGCTTCAGCCTTGTCGAAGGTTAGTCCGCTACCTCCTTTCCCCCTTCCTTGTTCTCAACCTTTGGGAGTGACTCCAAGAACTCTTTAAGGGCGTTGCCCATTAGTTCGGGGTTGGTCTTAGCGGTTTCCAAGAAATCGTCTTCTGTGACCTCTAAGGGCTTCTTAATGGACTTCTTGTAAGCCAGGTGGCTAGAGTACATAAAGGAAGCGATACGCTCCCAATCTTCTAGTTTGAGTTGATCACCGTTCTCCCTATGGCCCGTGAATAGTGCTACTATCTCAAACAAGTCAGCCATTGTCTGCTCGAAGGTTTCTAAGCCCCTTAGCTTCCCGTACTCAATGAATGCCCTATTCGTCCAAATGAATTCTTCAATCTTCATAGCAGCTTTCTTATTATCGCTTGTACTCTTCTAACTATCTTGTTCTTATTGTTCTCGAACGCTGGTCTTAGATAAGGCTTTGGCCCTTCATTTGGCCCCGTCCCTTGTGGCTCACCGAACTCAATGTAATTGGCGTACTGCAAGTTTGTGCCTATCTCAAAGCCATCTTCTACCTCGTTAGTAATAATGGAGCGTCTTAGGGTTCCCGTATCCACGGGGACAATCTCCCTAGCCTCGCTTTGTATCTCTAGCGCACTTGTAGCCAACTCAGCTAATACGGCATTGTAGACGGCTATCTTAGCCTTGGTCAGCTTACCCCTTAACCTCTCGTCTTGTACGTCTACCCTAAACACTAGTAGCGGTAAAGGTGACCATTCCACTTAAGTCAGGCGTTGGGAAGCTTTCCACTCGGTAGGTTGTTCCCCTCCAACTAATAGCCTTAATGGACTCACTCCCCGTTGTGGTTACCTCCTCAGAAGAATAATCAGTAGCGTCCCTCATTGTGACCTCAATAGAAGCGTTTCTAGAGGCATTTGGGTTCTGTTGGGTGTACCCCGTTGATTCAACCCGAACGTCTGCGTACTGCTCTCTAAGTTGGGTTAAAGCCGTTGTGAAGCCCCCTATCTCGTCCTCAGTATTGGTTTCCGTGTACAAAATTATTAACTCTCTCATACTTACCTATTTAAAGTTAAGCATAGAATGATGAAAATCTTCTATACCCTGACAAGAGGTTTTTAACCGTGAATTCAGTTTCTGAAGTGATGGTTCCCTTAATGGTTACCTTCCTTTCGTCATAGAGTTCTGAGGCAATTAACAAGATGGCTTGTTGGATAGCATCGGGTAGAATGGAGGGTGTTGCCGTGTAGGTAACTTGTATCTCTTCATATCCTGTATCGACCGAACTGACCACGAGCGTATCATCTCCCCTAGTCCTACTTGTGAGCGTTGTGCTATCCCCGTTCTCATCGTACCCCGTAACAACCACACTAGAGTAAGACCCATCCATTAGGGCAATAGGCAGTTCAAGGTAAAGCTTGGAGTTGTTTATTTCGTCCGTGAAGTCCGTTACTACCACCTTGACTCCTATAACCTGGTCAAAGGCATAACCCGTGTATCTCATTACATAGTCACGAGCGGCAGACAATAGGGCAGATAGTAAATTGGTTTCCCCAGCGATGTCAGGGATTCTAGCAAATAGCTTTAGTTCGGCTGAAGTTACCCCCGTTTGGGCGGTAGTGCTGGTTATCTTAGTGCGTGTTCTCATACCCCTAAAATACGACCACGAGCGTAAGACCTATAAAAAAGGGGGGCAAGGCCGGCAAACCATACACCCCCCATACGTCAAAGATAAGCGAAGCTAAGATAATACAACTCTCCTAGGTGTGCAAATAAAAAAGGGGCCGAAGCCCCCTCCAAAACCTAAAAACCTATGCGGCTAAGATAAACAAAATTTCTAAACCACAAAAAAGGGGGCCGAAGCCCCCTAGAAGGTAAGTCACGCCAATTAAGCAGCAGCTTCAATAACGGTAGTGACGTTAGCAAACGTGTCGGTGAAGCAAGCATCCGAATGGAACTTAGCAAAGGCCTCACGCATCTCACCACGAACCGTAGTTTGGTTGTAAGTTACGTTGTCACCATCTTGCTCGAAGAACCTTACGGAGATACCCTCACGCTGGAACAACTGCCCTACGTTCTGTGAATCCATTACGAAGAATGAACCAGCCGTTACCGCTGAAGACTCCTGAATTGGGAGGCCATAGATAGTAGGCGTGTTGTCTACGAAGATGACGGGGGCAGTATACTGACCATTAGTGTCACGAGCGTAAGCCAACTGAACTACATCTTGTGGGTTCATAAGGATCGCATCGGGAGCGTAGTCGCTAGCCTTCAGGATTCCGATACCAGCAAGGATACAATCGAACTTAGTCGAAAGACCGTTAGCGATAGCATTCTCGAAAGCACTACCAACCAAATCGGCATCACTCTTAGCACCGTTGCTCAAACCATAGAGGTTAGGAGCCGTTCCGTTACCAGTCAAAAGCTGAGTGTCCTCAACGTTGTAAATCTGACGTGGGAGTTCATAAGCCAGGTAGGAAGTGATTCCTTGGAAGTCAGAAAGCATTTGGTTAGACAGACGCATATAACCAGCGATGGTCTGAGCGTTGTAAGTAACCAAAGCGAAATCCTTGTCCATTTGAGGCTTAACCGCACCCTCAGCAACGGTAGTAGGCGCACCTTCGCCGCCGCTAACATCAGGGAATTGAACTGCGTCACCTGACATAGAACCTTGACGGAGTGCATTCCGTACACGGAACTTACGCTCAACTTCAGGAAGGAGAGGCAGATAAGCGTTGTCAACGGTGCTAAGAGTG